CAAGAAGAGAATCGATAGATGATGTGGCAACGTTGTTTGCAGGTACAGGTTTAACCGCATCTAGCGCGGTAATCAATATCGACGCTAACCAAGCGGGTATCACTAGCATAGGTCCAGCAGGTACATTAACTGTAAACCAAGACTTGACCGTAACAGGTAATTTGATTGTAAGTGGTTCATCTACAACATTGAATGTTGCTACGCTAGAAATTGAAGATTTACACGTTCTCATAGCAAAAGGTGGTAATGACTCTGCTACTGACGGTGCGGGCATCATCATAGACTCATCCGACGGAGACAAAACGATACTTTTCAGCAACAATGCAGATGCGACCCTAGAGGGATTGAAAGTCAACCAACACTGGTTACCTAGTAGTGACAGTGCACTAAATCTAGGAGCAACTGATGCATCTAACCCTCTCAGATGGGCTAATGTGTATGCTGATAATTTAGATACTACTGACTTAGTGGTCGATACAAGTTTAATCAAGACTGACTCTGCAACTAATCGAGTTGGTATTAACCAAGCATCGCCTGATGCAGCGTTTCAAGTAGATGAGTTAGGGTTTGGTTATGCTACTGGTAGTCGTACGGGTAGTGGTACATCCGCTGTTACAGTAAACCTGTATCAGAGAACTAAGTTCAAGGCTGCTAAATTATTAGTCTCACTTGAAAACACAACTAATGGTGCAGAAGTCTATGAAACGGCAGAAATGGTTGTTACACATACGGGCACTACAAACACAGGAACTGACATTGCTACGGAAAACGTATTCCTCTCTGTATATGGTGTAGTAACAACCACTGGAACACGGCAAGGGGCGTATCAAACAGGCGTTACGGGTAGTGGCGACAGCCAATACATTCAATTGGTGGTTACCCCTACGGTGGCTAACCAAGACGTTACGGTACGCGTATCATGGCAAGCGTTAACAATATAATGGAGGTGAAAAAACATGGGTACAGCAAGAAACTTTAGCGTAAAAACAGGATTAGATGTCGATAGTGGAGACTTAACCATTGTCAGTGGAAATCTATTAGTTAATGCAGGTTACATTGATATCGATAACATCAAGATTGATGGTCAGACGATTTCTACCGTAGCAAACAATGATGCGATTAACATCACACCTAACGGTACTGGTTCAGTAGTTATCAGTAAAGTAGACATAAATGCTGGTACAATTGACGGGGCTACTATCGCTACATCTGATGTTACAGTAGGTAGCAGTAAGACCCTTGATGTGTCGGCTGGAACTCTAACGACATCAGCAGCACAAAAGAAAGCAATAGTTGAAGGGGTGGGGGCTGACACCGATATAGGTGCTTTTGAATTAAGAGCACAGACATTTGAAGCAGATGTAGCAACTGGTACTGCTCCTTTTACCATAGCGTCAACAACTAAGGTCGCTAATCTGAACGTAGATAAATTAGACGGGTCGGATTGGTCAGCAGCACCTGCTACCGCTTTTGGTAGTGACGGTGCAGGTGTGGATGTTACATTTCATTCTCTAACAGCGGGCGACAATATGCTATGGGATGCTAGTGAGGAGCAACTAGTTATCACAGGTACTAACGGAGCCACTGCTCTGAATGTAGCAGATGGTAACGTCACTGTCGCTGATACACTCACTGCCACTAACATAGGGGCTTTCACCGCAACGGGTGCTATCGACTTTGGCAGTCAAAATATGACAAATGTTGACATCGACAGTGGTACTATTAACGGTACTACAATAGCGGGTGCTTCAGGTTCTTTCACTACTTTACAAGCATCTAGCAGTACTACTTTAGTAACACTTGAAACGAGTTCAACGGCTAAAATTAATGGCTCTGCTTTAGAAGGTACTACTAATCTTCAAGTTAATGGTACTCCAAAGGTTGGTGGTGCGAGTGGTAGTACACTTACAGCAACAGAAGTAAGGTTATTCACAGACATATCCAATGATGACATTGCTGGTTCTTGGAACGCATATACGGGTATGTCTAACGTAGTAATTTTAGAAAACGCAGAGGATGTAAAAGCGGGCGGTCAAGGAGTTGTTCACACAGTTGGTACTGGTGCTGATACAGGTAGCACTTGGGCTATTGGTAGAATGTCAGGAACTAGTGACATTTTCACATTGGGTTACTTTGCGGATAATTGGGACCAAATAGGATATGCAAATGCTAGTAATAATGGACAAGACTCAGAAAATCCGTTCTTATCTGCTAATTCTAGACTTAGCCTAAATGCTTCAGGTGATATGTTCCTTAATGCAAACGGTGCATCATTCAACTTCACAGGTGCTACTAGTAGTGCTGCTGCAAGAAAGATAGGCTTCAAAGCATCAAGTAACGGTGTTACCGCATCGGGCGACGAAGTGTATGTGTTACCTGTAAGTTTCCCCAGTGGAAATAAAATATTACAATCATCTTCTAGCGGTGCTCTTTCTTGGGTAGCCGCAGGTTCAGGTGAGTCAAATCAAACTCTAACAACTGGTAACGGTATTAGCGGTGCTAATAGTGGTTCGACAGGTGACTTCACAATCGCAGTAGAGGCTGCTCAAACCACAATTACATCTTTACTAGCAACAGATATTAAAATCGGTGAAGACGACCAAACCAAGATTGATTTCGAGACTGCCGACGAAATACATTTCTACGCTGCAAACGCAGAGCAAGTATATGTTGCAGATGGTATATTTGGTCCACAAACAGATAGCGATGTTGATTTAGGCTCTACTTCAGTTAGATGGAAAGATACTTTTGTTGATACATTAACAGTCACAGGCGATGTTGCTGTTGGTGATGACTTAACGCTGCTTTCTGACGATGCAATTCTTGGTTTCGGTACTAACACCGATGTCACACTCACACATATACACAACACAGGACTGCGACTTAATGCTGCAATGGCTCTACAATTTAGAGATAGTGGATTATCAATATCCTCTACTTCAAACGGTCAGTTGGACATAGACGCTGATGCTGTTGTTGACATAGCCTCACAAGTCGTTGCTCTCACAGGGACAACAGGAGTAGCAGTAGTTTCCCCATCCGTAGTCTTCTCTGACCCCGCCTCAGGCAAACCAGTAGTCGAGATTAAGAACACCACCAACGATACATCCTCAGCAGAGTTGAAGTTCGTAAAGGACAAGGGTGCGGCTGGTGCTGATGCTGATGATGTCGGTAAGATTACCTTCGTAGGAGACGACGCGACACAGGCTCAGACTAACTTCGCTCAGATTCTCGTTGAGATATCAGAGGCAGACGACTCAGATGAAGCAGGGAAGATGTCTTTCCTTGTTGCAGAGAGTAATGGTACAGACACAGCGCTCACAGCAGGTTTGGTTCTTGAAGGGCAACACGCTACTGATGGTGTAGTAGATGTTACCATTGGTGCTGGTACAGGCTCAGTCACCACTATTGCTGGTGATTTAACAGTCAACGGCACAACGACCACAGTTAATTCAACAACCATACAACTTGATGACAAGAATATAGAATTGGCTAATGGATTAGGAAACGATGCTGCTATTGACGGTGGCGGTATAACTCTCATATCCAGCGGTGACAATAAGACATTTAACTATGTAAACGCAAATACCGCTTGGACTAGTTCTGAGAACTTTGACATAGTATCAGGTAAAAAATACAAACTTGGTGGTGCGGATATATTCACCAATGCTACAACACTAGCATCCGGTGTAGTGACATCTAGCCTTACACAAGTTGGCGCTTTAAACGCAGGTAGTATCACATCTGGCTTCACTTCGATAGATGTGGGTAGTGGGGCGATTACCACTACTGGTCTAATTTCAGGAGGCTCATTGGACATAGACGATGTGTTAATCAACGGCACTACCATTGGTCACACAGATGATACCGACCTAATCACACTGGCAAACGGCGTAGTCACCGTTGCTGGTGAAATATCAGTAACCACGCTCGACATTGGTGGCACTAACGTAACATCGACAGCCGCAGAACTGAATCTAGTTGACGGTATCACAGCAGGTACAGTATCAGCCAGTAAAGCAGTTATTGTGGACAGTGATAAAGATGTAACAGGATTTAGAAACGTTACAGGCACAGGTGCTTTACAAGGCGCTACACTCAGCGTTGATGCAGTAGCAGTGCTGGATACAGGACGTGGCGACAGTCAAAACATATCAGGAGCAACTAGTTTATTCAATATACCTAAGGCTACATACAGAGCCGCTAAAATAATTTATCATATTAAGAAAGATGGGGCTGATGATACTGATGCAGGTGAGATTCTCATCACATACGATGGTGGTGATGATACCGCTTATCTTACTCACTATGCGGAAATTAGCACAGGTTCTTCGACAGTTGGAACTTGGGATGCTACGGTCAATAGCGGTAACATTGAAGTGAGATTTACACCGGCAAGTAATGGTGCTCACACGTATAGTATGCATGTAACTCAACTTATAACATGATGGACAGTGAAATTATGGTGATGGATAAATGGGAACACAGAAAGATTTTGTAGTAAAGAAAGGATTAGTAGTAACTGAGGACATAGAACTCGGACACGCAACTGATACAACGATAGCGAGAGCATCTAGTGGGGTCGTTTCCATTGAAGGTAATAACGTCATAATGGCATCGAACAATGTGAGTGCACTAACTGATTCTACATCCGCAGCAATTGGTATTGGAACAATCGAATTAGGTCATGCTAGTGATACAACGATAGCGAGAGCGAGTGCCGGAGCGATAACCGTCGAAGGTACAGCAGTACTGTTAGGAGGCGCACAAACAGGGATTACTACTGATTTTAACACAGGAAGAAAAGTTGGTAGAGATGCACATAATCACATAGATTTCAGTACGGATAATGAAATCCATTTCAAAACTAATAACGAAACTCCCGTCATAAAAATGAAAGCAAGTGGAGAAATAGAAGCAACGAGCCTAGATATCTCAGGTGATGTTGATGTTGATGGTACATTAGAAACTGATAACCTAACCGTTGGTGGGCAACAAGGCACTAACGGTCAAGTTCTGACTTCAACAGGTAGCGGTGTGCAATGGGACGACGCAGGTGGTGGTGCTTCTACTCTCAATGATTTAACAGATGTAATCAGCAACACCACCAATTTTACAGACAGTATTCTAATTTCGCCGGATGGTGCGGCCCCGCCTCAAGGCGGCACACTAAGTAGTGCAACAAATAACGTAGGTATAGGAAAAGATGTATTTGGTGATGCTATGACCTCAGGGCATAGTAACGTAGCCTTAGGAACAGAAGCAGGTAAGGCGGTTACTAGCATGCACGAAGCGGTATTAATAGGCCACCATGCAGGTAAAGGACTTACTTATGGTTCGGACAATGTTGCTATTGGTGCTTATACCTTAGACGCAGCCTCCTCTGCATCTGCTAACGTAGCCGTTGGATGGAGTGCCCTTAGTGGTATCACAGGTGGAGGTTCTAACGTAGCAATCGGGTATGGTGCTGGTCAAACAGTAAGTAATAATACTAACAACGTCTTTGTTGGAAGGGGTGCAGGTAATAGTCTTAATTCTTCTAATAACGTAATTGTAGGTTATCTCGCAGGTGATGGTATTTCAAATGGGGGTAATAATACTTTAATCGGTTATCAAGCAGGTGGTGGAATGTCCGGTAATGCGGATTCAAACATTTGTTTGGGGTACAATGCGGGGGATAATATCACTACGGGAGATAATAACCTTGTTATTGGTGCGGCTGATGTTGATAGTGCAACAGGTGACGACCAAATATCCATCTCATCGGGTGACGGGGGAGTAACTTGGATAAAGGGAGATGCAAACGGAATCAAGGCTCTCAAGATTAAGGTAGTACCCATAAACGGAACAACACAATTGACAGATGCACAATCTGGTTCCTATGTATATGTCTACGGTAGCGGAGTACCAGAACTTCCAGATGGTGCTGAAGTAGGACAACAATACACCATAGTAAATAACAAAGGTTCAACGGTAACAGTTGGTGCTGGTAATAGTAACAGTTTCATAGGTACTGCGACTGTGGATGACGACAAGGCCAAGACCTTCGTAGCAGTAGAGACTAATTTATGGTTTGCCATAGGGTGATTGAATGGCTTCGATAATGGTAGGTGTTGCTGGTTGCGCTCAACAGGGTGCAGCAACAGCGTCAGCACCAACTAATGTTAGTATCGCTACCTCATCGAGTGGTAACTACAATAATGCGGTAATAATACACGACAAATCGGGTGTAGGAGCACTTTTCGATGACGACGGGAGTAATTTTAGTGGTGGTGCAATTTCGATTAGTGTACCTGTCAATCAGTTACCGGGTGCTTATGGTGGTAACGCAGTTGAAGAAACTCTTGCGATTGGTGCTTACTTAAGAGCAACTGGTGCTACTTCGTTTTCTTGGGATGTAGAATTATTAGAAGTAACATTATCGGGAGGCAACTCTGCAACCACATCGGGTACTGCATCTACTAGTCAAGATGTAACGGACGCTACTAGCGGTGAAAGAGGTGAAATGGGTGAGGCTATTGTAATTACGTTTGGTGGTAGTAAGTCTGGAGTCGTTTATCCGTCACAAGGTGATGCAATAGAAGCAAGAATTACTGCTAGTGCTACTAATGCTAATGGAACGACAAACGCTGCGGCTGTTGGTATCAGTATCGGTTTCACATGATACGTTTTAATCCCAATCTTCAAATGATTCTGTCATAAACGCTTGCCACATTTTACAAGCACCGTTGTGATGTTTTCTATCTTTCATTTAATACCCCCCTTTTTTCTTCATATAGAGTGTAAAAAAGATGTCCTATTTGTATACTAACAATTACAAAAAATGTATTGACATAAAACATAGCCAATTCTATATCATATGGTTGAGAAAGAATATGTTCTAACGTTACCATAGTATCACTCGGTTTTCTTTAGGTTTCTCGCTTGCTGTGTTGCGAATCGTATTTTTTGTGTGCTTTGCAAACTCCAAAAAGAGTCTTTCTCTAATCCAAAAGTCTCTTCTACTCTACGACACAAATCATATCTTGAACTTGTTTGTAAGTCATCATCAATAGGTAACCCAAGAACTATTTTTACCTCTTCTTCAGTATATTTTACTCTCCTATCGAGCCAAACATATACCTCACCCATAACGTTCATCAATTTACGTGCAAACCATGTGAATAACGACATAGTGTAGAAAGTAAAGCGCCTCTATATTGATGTTCCTACTTGAAGACCGAATCTTTCCATATATGACCGCAATTCTTACATTCCCATAATTGTATTCTTTGTTTTTTTACAGACTCATCGTGATACTTAGCAGACAACCTAATAGGTATATGTCTATGATTACAACTTCGACATTCTACCATCAGCCTATCCATCAACCGACCCATCTAATTAGCACCGCGCATAGCAATCATATCATCAATCTTCAATATTGATGTCGTGACTTCGGTAGCACTCAATACCGCTTGTCTTACTAATGAAGATGGTTCTACAACACCTAGTTCCTTCATATCAATAGTATCTTCACCATTCAAATTAGGACCGTGGTGTAAATTACCATTCTGTATTTGATGTCTTAGACTTAAGATACAGTCTAACGGGTCTTGACCTCCGTTCTCTGCTATTGTAGCAGGTAGTATTTCTAAAGAATCAGCAAAGGCTTCTATCGCCATTTGTGCTCTACCTTCAACAGTAGCGGCTCTTGAACGTAGATATGATGCCATAGCAGCGTATGTACTACCCCCACCATATACGCACTTATCTCCATTCATGATTAAAGAAACAACACCTAGAGCGTCATCAAACCCTCTTTCTATCTCATCTAATGTTGTAGTGGTCGCACCACGTAGCACCAACGTAGATTGGTCTGATTCTATCATACCTTGTACAAACAGATATTCTACATCATAGTGTTTTTCTTTGTGTATTTGACCACGTGCTGAACATTCTATATCCGAGGGTGTTTGAGCAATAGGTAGCCCTAGTGTAGCAGAGAGAGCGCGCATTGAACTCTCAGGTAGTCTCCTTACTACGTTAACATTATTCTTATGTAAGTAAGCACATACTTGGTCTACAACTCCATCTCTAACAAACACAGTACCACCTTCGGGTAAGTGTTGGAGAATCAGGTTTGCTTGTGATAACATATCATCTGTGTGCGATGATTTGAATTGTGTATATCCTTGCATATCTAATTGTACAGTTACATTTTCATCTGTTTTTTGCTTTTCTAATCCACTGTTAATAAGAATTATATGTTGGTCTTTATCAATCTCATTTTCAATAGTTAAGGTTTTATTTATTATAGCACCACTAAACAAGTAAGAATCTCTCAGGTTACCACCGGGTAAACACAATACTCTCACTTTATCAGCACTGCCCGCTTTCTTGACTGCTTGTACACATAGAGATGCTACATCGTCTAACGCTGCATCTAACGTCTTACCCGTAATTGCAGTCCTTGCGATAGCCTCTAGCATACTATCTGAAACAGCCTCATCAACACTTAATTCGTTGAGTAGATACTCTGTTGCCATAGTTGCAGCCTCATTGTATCCTTTGCATACTAAATTAGGATGTAACCCCCTATTCAGTAGGTTTTCACTGTTACTCAACAGTTCTCCAGCCAGTACTACTGTCGATGTGGTTCCATCATAGCATAGAGACTCTTGTGTTTGAGCACACTCTATTACCATCTTTCCAGCAGGGTGTGATACGTCTAGTTCTCTCAATATAGTAGCACCATCGTTAGTTACGATAGCGTTACCACCTGCATCTACCATCATTTTATCTCGACCCAGTGGACCAAGGGTAGATTTTACAGTTCTCACAATAGTGCGTATGGCATCTATGTTTTGCCTTAGTGCGCTTTCGCCTTCTGTATCACTCATTCTTCTTCACCTTCCATACCAACTGTACCTGCTTCTGCATCTGAATCAATTGTTAATTCATCTGTGTAAGGCCAACCTACTCTCTCTGCTATTCTAGCAGACGCTCTCTGTATATCAGAAAGGCTTTGCCCTCTAGTTAACATCGACAATATCTGATGTAATCCTAATTTCAATTTCGTGTTTTCTTCTTCAATTTCATTTACCATTCTACTTCAACCTCTATTATTTCGCCAGTCTCAAAAGACCTCGACTTTAGTATACCATGCTCTTTACCATGCTGGTATATATCATATGTCAATTGTGCATCTTTCACACAATAGTCACACACCTCTGTGTATTTGCTTTCTGCCCATGCTTTAGGTGCATCTACACTCTTCATACTCTTACTTTTACCTAATGTATAATTTACTAGTGATTGCAACGATGTCTCAATATTTCCATGTGACAAAGATGCTTTCTTAAACATCCTTTTCGTATCTAAGATATTATCAGACTTCTGCATTATATCACCAACAGCCCAACAATCTAATGATTGTTTCAATACAGGGAAATCAAAATTAATTATGTTATGACCTAGTATTTTACCACCTTTTTCTATGTGTGCTGTGATATGGTCTCCTAATACACGTGGGTGCAAGTCATGTGTTTCTACACCATCTATAAGCACATCTTGCTTAGTGAATATATGTGCATCTTTACCATCCCAAGTGGCCACTACGGATACATCAAATAATGATTTATTCTCCCATCCGCCAATTTCCCATGAGTAGTTACTCGTCTCTATATCTAATGCCATTATGTCAGTCATTGGATAACTCCTCCTTAAGTCTCAGATATACAACTTTCCCATCTTTTGCTGTGTCAAACATACTATTTGCCCATTTTGAGAAGTGATTGAATGCAGTTCCACGTGTCACTCCGTTCTGTGTCATGTATGTAGACATAAGGTTGCCCTTCTTTCTCCATCCATCTCCCTTGTTACCTAGTTCCACTGGTTCTACTTGCTGGAATGCTACAATCCACTTATTCCTTTGCGTTGCTCTCTCAGCGACTTTCGGCCCTATTTCAACCTCGCCTTCAAGCCACTGTATCAGATTCTTGAATAAGTCATACAATATTTCTTTTGACATGTCTACATATTCACCCTTAACGACCCACGACTCATCCATCATAGCCATGTGTGTGCTGAATATTACTGTATAATTTTCCATAGCAGGTATGAAAGATGATACAACTTCACTGATACCCGGTCCTAGACCTGTTAACAACTCATAATAATCTTCTATCGCATCATACATAGCGGGGTAAAACGAATCATCTGCTGTAAACACATTAGTCATAGAATCTTGCAATAATTCTTCTTGTTCTAATCTAGTCATACTATCCCATTCTACAAAACTAGTTTCTGTAACATCTAATATTTTGTCTCTTAGCCTTTTTTCCAAGTCGGTAAAGTATGATGTTATTTCTTCATAAGTGACTTTCATTTTCTCTTGCTTCTTGAACGCTGACTGTGCACGTATTTGACTTACATTCATTCTTCTTTCCATGCTCCAGTTAGACCAGTATAGCAAAACTCTCTGAAAGATACCTTTTGTCAAAACATATTCCTTTACACCCGACGGTGGATATGTAGTAATCCACAGTGACACAAGCGATTCAGTTTCAATTCTACCCGCTTTAGTGTGTTTTACTAGTACGTTATTGTTACTTCCCACAGGGTTACAAGCAGATTGAAGATACAATACAGTTTCTTGACTGTGTTTATTTGGATTCAATATGATAGAACCTTCATCGAAGTTGAGTGCCTTACGTCCATTTAGAAAGCCTTCCTTGAGCACGTTCTCTACATTACCTTCGCTATCTTTCGATTCCTCGAATCCACCTATTAGCCCTGCATCAGTACCAGTTGTATACAAGTCCGTTGGTACGTTGATATCATTCAGTATATCACCAATAAACTCCCATGCTATTGATTTACCAGTTCTACTAGATTGAATCCAAAACGCATGAACTCTAGGGTCTAGGTGACTAGCACCCCAAGGTATGCGAACATAAGGTACTGCTAATTGACCCTGAATAAAGAAGAATGAAAGCATACCCGGAATATCATTGTCTATCGACGTTTTTCCAAAGTGTTCTATGTATCCTTTGAATATTGGATATTTCTTCATTGCTGTATAATTCTCTATGGCTCTCATAATTTGACCCCAGCAAAGGTCACCTTATTATATTTACTAAGGACAGAACATTAGACACATAAGATTATTCAATGTTGATTTATATATAAATTAGAAAAAGATAAAATACTTCTTACCGTTTTAAACGCCTTTCTATATGTACAACATCTTCACTAGTCAAGACTTCAATTACTCTATTTGCTAGGTTGTGACCCATGCCTTTGACTTTCTTAAGAGACTCAATATGTAACATTTCTTCGATAGAGCCACATTCCTGTAACATTTTATCAGCCATTTGAGAGCCTATACCCGGTATTGTGAGGAGAAGGTCTTTTCTTACATCGTTAGTACTAACTCTACGAATTGCTTTTGCTCCATGTGCAGATGCTGGTTTGTGTAGTTTATTGTGTAATTTAACAACGAAAGACGCAGCCTCGCTAACGTTAGGGGTAAAGAATACTTGACAATCGAAATCAGCCATAATCCTAGCGATAGTGCCTATCAGTTCATTCTGAGCACGACTGTATGTTACTTTCTTACCATTGTTTTTTGCCATTGCTATATATTTAGTGACTGACCCATGTATCAATAAAAAGAACCTTTCATAATTAGCATCCATATTATCTAATTGTCTCCATAGATGACCACTATGACTAGACATGAATAAATCACTTACTGATTTGGCTTCAACACATGCGTTACCTAATAGATAATCTCCTACTACTAGTGTTTCTCTTTCTACACTAAGACCGGCTGATGCTGCTTTTCTGATAATCGAGTCGCAAAGAGTGCCCCTTTCGTTACTATCTATTTTCAAATCAATCTTTACCATTTTTTCTCCTCTCCTCTTTTTTCCATTTTAGATAACATTTACCACATCTTCTGATTGTTGCACTGTTTGAACCCCCACCCATACCTACTCCTTTTGTATTTACTGAATTGATTGAAACATTACACATTGTGCATCTACTCATATAACTCCCTCAGCCGTTCCATCATAGTATCTGCATTTACCAATACAGATGCCCTCTTGTATCAGGGTATTACATGTGGCATGGCTATAACCTTTGAATACTATGCTCTCTACTTGTGTTTTTGTAACATTTTCATTATAATCTACCCATCCTTGTTCAGAACATATCTGAACTATATCTTCTACATGTTTGTTCTTCTCTTCCTCTGTCAGTGTATCTGCTGGAAAAAACCATCGTAATCTATCAGCCAAAAACGATGCTAGATGATATCTAGCCCTGTGAATAGGATTACCCTCACCTAACGCTGCTTGTGCTAAACAGGGTAACATGACCATTTTATTTAGGGATATGGTAGGTAAATCGGTGTTACGTTTTTTCTTTACGCTGTTGAAAGGATTTCTTTTCTTTGGTAATTTTAGTGTCAATGGGGTATTGCCTAATTCTATATATCCTGAACGTGGTGTTTGTGATAATTCTATCAAATCATCATGAGATAATGTCATAACTTCTTCACTACTAAGCGGGATAGACCAACAACCCCTCTTACTGTTATATGAGTTAGGTAATCGTATCATACCTGCTAAATCGAATGCCACGGTAGGGTCATTACAAGGTAAATCTAATTCATTATGCCAATTAGAAATAAGTGT